GGCAACAAGGTTGTTCCACGCTCACGCTGTACTTTCTCAACTTTCTTCGTGATTTCCTTACCGTCCAAATAGACTTTTACTTCCAACGGTTGTTCATTTGGTTTTGGCATTGCTGCAACTACTGCTTCGTATACACCTTGAGAAACAGAATCGACAATCTGGTCATTATTCATAACTGCCGCTTTTCTACCAAGACCGCCAACTAATTCTGCACCAGCTTCACGTGCTACAAATAATTGACCCATATTGGGAAATCCACCCTGATTGAATTGAGGAACATAAAGCCGTGGAATCCTACCGAATGATACGGTACGAATATTAGAAACAGTAATTGTACTACCAATCACTGGAATCTTAGATACAACGTTGTTATAAGCATTTACAAGATGATTTAATCCTTTAATAATCCAATTTACTGCACTTTCAAACCCGCTAACTATACCATTTCCTATATCAATAAAGAAATTACCTATACTATTCCAGAACGCACACCATCCGGTTTTGAACGTGTTCTTAAAATTGTTCCAACCTGTTTCTATTTCTTCGCCCCATGTTATGAAACGATTCCCGATGTTAGTCCACGTTGTATCCCACCAAGTGGCAGTATTATCACAGAACACATCCCACTTCGACTTGATTTCACCGGTATTAGCATCGATATATTTAGCCGTATCACCGAGCTTAGTAGTGGTTGTGTTATAAATGGTGTCATATTGCTTATTAGCAGAATCAATTGTATCATCTTTGGCTTTAGCAGCAGCATCTATAATTGCCTTATACTGCTTATCATTGATTGCTCCCACATCAAGCATCCTTTGAGCTTCGAGTTCTACTTTCGCATATTGGGTTTCAGCTGCTGCGACAGACTCGTCTCTTGTAGCCTGAGCGTCTTTAATAATTGAGCTAGCTTGCTCAAGAGAGATACGGGTACTATTATCTTTTAGACGATTCATGATTGTCTGATATTCGACCTCTGTTTCCGATAGATGCTTAATGCCAGTATTCATCATTTCATCTTGTATACGATTAATTTCATCTTTTTCGGCTTGAGTTAATGCACGATTTTCACCTTTAGCCGTTTTCATGATTTCATTAATACGAGCTTCATTATCTTTAGTTTTAGTTGCCATTTTTTCATAATAAGCAGCATTATCTGCAAGTAATTCATTATATGCTTCTTCACCAAGTGCCTTTTTTAATGGAGCAAGAGTAGCAAGAGATTCATTTTTATCTGAATCAAGCTCATTTATAATTGTAGTAGAAATTGCTTTGGTCTTTTTTGCAACATCATCTACAATAGACTGGTCAATAATCATATTGGTCCAATCCAAAGTAGTAATGGTATCATTTAATGACCTCATCTGTGCTACAAACGGTTCAACCTTTTTCTTAGTAGTGTCACTAATACCGCCAAATAAGTCAACTTTTTCGACAGCATCAGATGCTGCTAATCCAATACCACGAATAGCTACAGTTATACCTTCAAATATCAAAACAGCTTTTGCAAAAGGAGCCGCTGGAGTAAACAATAAAGCAACACTAGTAAGTGTTATTAACCAATCTGCTGTATCTATATCCAGAGCTTTTAAAAATCCATCAATAGGTTTAAAGACCGTTGAAACAGCGTTTTTCAACTCTGGCGGAATAAGGTTTGAAAAAAACTTCCCTATTGCCGGAAAAGCAGTATTAGTTAACCACTTTACGCCAGAAGCAATTCCTTTTCCTATTGTAGCTACACCATCTCGAAAACGTTCACTATTTTTTACTAAATCTGCGGTACGAAGAACCATAATAGCAATAGTATCAGCAGTACCAGCAATTACAGCTGCTGTGCCTACATAAGCACTTTTATTGCCAAATGTACTCATCAGCTTAATGGTTTTTCCACTCGGATTATTAAAAGCTTTACCTAAATCATGCATATTTTTGAAAAAAATATTTGTGCCAGTACCAGTAAATAAAGAATATAAGGCTTCACTCATTTTCCAAGATGCTATAGCTACACCAATTAATCCTGCAAGTTTTAAAGCATTTTCAAAAGGTTTTTGTATCTTCTCAGCAATTTCATCTACACGACTGCTAGCTTTACCTAAGAAATCATAATTAGGCAAGTCTAATGGGAGGTCATATCCTCCACCAATACCCCCCTTGCCTTTCTTACCAGAGCCGTTATCCGCTTTTTCTTCATCAGGCAAAATGTGAAGCTCATCAAAACCTGCAATAGTATTTTTTAATTTTTTAGCAGTTTTATTAGTATCTCCAAGTGCATTATCTGCTGCTTCTGCACCTGATGCAAATCCATTCATACTAGATGTAAGTCCATTCATGCCTGAGTAGTCTATCTTAGGCAATTTAAACCCAAATAAACGAGCGATATTATTTATTAAACCAGTCAAAACTTCAACAAATGCTTGCACATAAGGAATTATTTGAATTAGCAAAGGAATAATCATATTTCCTAATGCTCTTGCTAATTGAGTTAATTCTTGATTCAAAATACGCAAAGCATTAGCAGGTGTAATCAATGTTCTGGACATATCACCCATGACATTCTTACTCTGCTGCATGATTGCAATATATCTCAACTGAGATTTCTGAGCCTGAGTCATTTCGTTAATGTTTTGAGTAATACCATGGTTATAAGCTATCTGCTGTAGTGTAGCGGCATCAAGAGCATAACCAAGCCTACGAAGAGGTTCCAATTCACCGGAAATACCAGATTGAACCTTAGTGAAAGCTTCCTCAATAGGGATATTGAAGAATGAAGATATATCATAACTTATTTGAGTAAGACCCCTACTCATCTGATAAGCCTTATCTTCAACTACTCCAAAGCCAGTTGCAATTTGCATGAAGATACCTTGATTACGAATCCATTCAGACTTATCTATTCCCATTACTTTTTGTACTCTGTCGGCATATTTAAGTGCTTCATCGGCATGTTTTCCCATTGATACTGTGAATAAATTAAGATTCTCGACATATGCATTACTCTTAGTAACCCAGTCTGCTATAACAGAAGAAAGCCTTCGAAATGCCAAATAATATATACCGAATTTCGCTTGTAAACTGCTTATGCCTGTCCCCAGAATACCAAAAGACTTACCAGTTTTAGCATTGGATGCAGAGAACTTTTCGTTCTGTGTAATAAGCCTTTGAATCCGGGAAGGAAATGCACTAAATCCCGCTGCAATCTTATTCATTTCATCTGCCAAAGGTCTTAATGCTGAAACAGCTCTATTTATTTGAGCAGCGAACGCATCCCAATCTATATCAGCTAATTGCTTTACGATTTCAGGAAGCTTTTTTAATTGAGTAATAGTGCTACCCAAATTAGATTTACCGATAGTAGCTAATGGCTCTAATGCTTTAACTAATTTTAATATACTATCAGCAGCATTGCTTTCATTAAAACTCATATCTATTTGTTGGATGACCTGTCCAAAACGAGCTAATTGGTTAAGTGTATTGC